GGTGTAAATGTAGCATCATTCACATTAGCAGTTAACCGTACATTTACGAATGCACAAGGAGAGCGCGAGGCAGACTTTATTAATATCATCGTATTTAAAAAACAAGCAGAGAACGTTAATAAATACCTATCTAAAGGATCGTTGGCGGGCGTAGATGGTAGGTTACAAACGCGGAACTATGAAAATAAGGAAGGTCAACGTGTATACGTTACGGAAGTTGTTGCCGATAGTATTCAATTTTTAGAACCGAAGAACTCAAATGACACTCAACAAGATTTATATCAACAACAAGTACAACAAACACGTGGACAATCGCAATATTCAAATAACAAACCAGTAAAAGATAATCCGTTTGCGAATGCAAATGGTCCGATTGAACTAAATGATGATGATTTACCATTCTAATTTAACCGGTTTGAAAGTGAGGTGTGTATATGACTGGTTGGATAAGTATTGATCGCTCAATTCAAAATCATTGGCTATTTAAAGAAAAGAGAACATTTTCAAAGTTCGAAGCATGGATATATTTACTCATGGAAGCGAATCATTCAGAGGCAAAAGTGCCTATAGGAAACCAAATTGTAACCGTTGAAAGAGGACAAAGATTAACATCTATTTTGACCTTGTCTGACCTTTTTAACTGGTCACGATTTAAAGTGAAAACCTTCCTTGACTTACTCGAGAGTGATGGAATGTTAGAAGTCAAAACAACATCAAAATATACCCTTATAACCATTGTCAATTATGACTTTTATCAAAGTGAGCAGGGCAGGAACCAACATCAAAACGACATCAAACCAACATCAAAACAACATCAGTCAAACATCAACCCAACATCAAAACAACATCAAACCAACACAAACAATAATGATAATAAAGATAATAATGAAAAGAATGTGAATAATGAGAAGAAGAAGGTAACCGCCTTCGACTTCTTCCAAGATAACGGATTCGGTTTCATAACTCCTTACAATTTAGACGATTTAAATTACTATCTTGATTCATTTGAAAATGATTCAGATGAAATAGTTACCGCATCACTTAAAATCGCTAAAGACAGAAACAAGGTTACTTGGGGATATGCTAAAAGCATTTTGAATACATGGCTTAATGCAAACTTGAAATCTATTGAACAAGTACGTGCATTTGAAAAGCAACAACTTGAAAGCAAAAAACAAAATTATAAACCTTTCGTTAAACAATCAAAAGAAAAAACACCCAAATGGCTCACAGACAGCACGAGAGAAACGAAACGCCGGAAGTAGATGAAAACCTTGAGAAAGACAGAGAAGCTTTTATTAAGCGTCTAAATAGCAAATGGGAGTGATTGAAAATGGATGCATTTGATAAATACTATCTATTTGATCATGACGGCAACAAAATGTTTTCAGTTACACCACATTTTAAAGATGGACGGCATTTAGTTGTTGGATTAAAACATACAAAATTCAATGGTCGACGTTGGTACTTAGATGATTATGAATTAAAAACACTTATTGATAATGAACAAATGGAGTTAGGACACCAAACAAGCTTATTTGAATATATATGAGGGATTACATGGAGATAGAAATTAAATTTAACGAAACTTTCGAGGCACCTATGGGCTCGCCTCGACCGCGTTTTAGCACAAAAGGTAGATATGCACACACATATATGACTACAAAATATACAGAACATAAAAAATATTTACAAAATCAAATGCCAAAGCTAAATCTAGAAAATGCATTAAAAATTGAATTAGAGTTTTACTTTACTCCACCTAAATCATGGTCGAAGAAAAAGAAAACTCAAGCGATTGGACAATTAAAAGTAACTAAACCAGATATCGATAATTTGATGAAGACAGTTCTAGACGCTTGTAACAATTATTTGTGGAAAGATGACAATCAAATTGCAGAAATAACTAGCTCAAAGCGTTATGGAATTGAGCCCAAAATAATCATACGAATAGAAGAAATATAAGAGGTGGATAAAATGGCGAGAAAAGCAAGGATTGTAACAATAAATGATAAACCATATAGGTTTACCAAATCTGAAATGGAATTAATAGAAAGTCACGGTATAACCGCTGGAATGGTTTCTAAGAGAGTAAAAGACGGTTGGGAACTACATGAAGCAATGGACGCACCAGAAGGTACGCGTTTAAGCGAGTACAGAGAAAAGAAAACAATAGAAAGACTGGAACAAGCTAGACTCGAACGCAAATTGGAAAGAAAGCGAAAGAAAGAGGCTGAGCTAAGAAGAAAGAAGCCACACTTGTTTAATGTACCTCAGAAACATCCAAGAGGACGTTATGCGTGCTACCTGTTGGAAAACGACATATTCGTGAAAGTTAAGAAGTAGATCATGACAGATAACGCACGCAAAGAATACCTAAATCAATTCTTTGGATTTAAGAGATATCTGTATCAGGATAACGAACGAGTGGCACATATTCATGTAGTAAACGGCACTTATTACTTTCATGGGCATATCGTGCCAGGTTGGCAAAGCGTTAAAAAGACATTTGATACTGCTGAAGAGCTCGAAATATATATAAAGCAACATGGTTTGGAATACGAGGAACAGAAGCAACTAACTTTATTTTAGAGGAGATGGAAATGATGAATGCTGAAAAGCATATGCAAATGATGCAAATGTTACAAAATTGTGTGATTGATAAGTATGTATCACACGACGAATACGAAGAGTTAATTGCCATAGATAAGCATGGTAATAAAATGTTTATTAAATTTTATCCGAATACGGAGGATGACACTAATGAATAATCGCGAACAAATTGAACAGTCCGTTATAAGTGCTAGTGCGTATAACGGTAATGACACAGAGGGATTACTAAAAGAGATTGAGGACGTATATAAGAAAGCGCAAGCGTTTGATGAAATACTTAAGGGTTTACCTAATGCTATGCAAGATGCACTCAAAGAAGATATTGGTCTTGATGAGGCAGTAGGGATTATGACGGGTCAAGTGGTCTATAAATATGAGGAGGCACAGGAAAATGAGCATTAGTGTAGGAGACAAGGTTTTTAATCCAGAAACAAATTCAACTTTAGAAATTGTACAACTTGTTGGCGATATTAGAGACACGCATTACAAGTTATCTGACGGATCTATTATTAGTCTTATAGACTTTGTTGTTAAACCAATTCATTTAATCAAGGAGGAGCAGGAAAATGACTAACACATTACAAGTAAGGCTATTATCAGAAAATGCTAGAATGCCCGAACGAAATCATAAGACGGATGCAGGTTATGACATATTCTCAGCTGAAACTGTCGTACTTGAGCCACAAGAAAAGGCAGTGATTAAAACAGATGTAGCTGTAAGCATACCAGAGGGCTATGTCGGGCTATTAACTAGCCGTAGTGGTGTAAGTAGTAAAACACATTTAGTGATTGAAACAGGCAAGATAGACGCCGGATATCACGGCAATTTAGGGATTAATATTAAGAATGATGAAGAACGTGATGGAATACCCTTTTTATATGATGATATAGACGCTGAATTAGAAGATGGATTAATAAGCATTTTAGATATAAAAGGTAACTATGTACAAGATGGAAGAGGCATAAGAAGAATTTACCAAATCAACAAAGGCGACAAACTAGCACAACTGGTTATCGTGCCTATATGGACACCTGAACTAAAGCAAGTGGAGGAATTCGAGAGTGTTTCAGAACGTGGAGCAAAAGGCTTCGGAAGTAGCGGAGTGTAAAGACATCTTAGATCGAGTCAAGGAGGTTTTGGGGAAGTGACACAATACTTAGTCACAACATTCAAAGATTCAACAGGACGTAAACATACACACATAACTAAAGCTAAGAGTAATCAAAGGTTTACAGTTGTTGAGGCAGAGAGTAAAGAAGAAGCGAAAGAGAAGTACGAGAAACAAGTTAAAAGAGATGCAGTTATTAAAGTGGGTCAGTTGTATGAAAATATAAGGGAGTGTGGGAAATGATTAAAAAACTTAAAAATATGGATTGGTTCGATATCTTTATTGCTGGAATACTGCGATTATTCGGCGTAATCGCACTGATGCTTGTTGTCGTATCGCCTATCTATGCAGTGGCTAGTTACCAAAACAAAGAAGTACATCAAGGGACAATTACAGATAAATATAATAAGAGACAAGATAAAGAAGACAAGTTCTATATTGTATTAGACAACAAACAAGTCATTGAAAACTCCGACTTATTACTCAAAAAGAAATTTGATAGTGCAGATATACAAGCTAAATTAAAAATTGGAGATAAAGTAGAAGTTAAGACGATTGGATATAGAATACACTTTTTAAATTTATATCCGGTCTTATACGAAGTAAAGAAGGTAGATAAAAAATGATTAAGCAAATACTAAGACTATTATTCTTACTAGCGATGTATGAGCTAGGTAAGTATGTAACTGAGCAAGTATATATTATGATGACGGCTAATAATGATGTAGAGGTGCCGAGTGACTTCGCAAAGTTGAGTGATCAGTCAGATTTGATGAGGGCGGAGGTGTCAGAGTAGATGGAATGGGTATTTTTTTCTGCTTACATTGTTATATTCATTGCATGTGCATATGTGATATATAGACGAATTGAAGAAGTGAGCGAGGAAGTTGATGAATTACAGCGTGACATAAAAAAGAATGAAAAATTATTGGAAAATTATAAGAAAGAAAACAGACCAATCGAATATATCGTTGAGTTAAAAAACGGTGTGTATTTACAAGAAAAATATACATCGTCGTTTGCGGAAAGGACAACGCTTATTACAACTAGTAATGTTTTTGAAGCTAAATCATATGACAATTTATTTTCAGCTAAAATAGATGCTGAATTTATGCGTGGTCGTGTATTAAAATATAAACCGAATTTAGAGGTGGTTGAATAGATGATGTGGTTGATCATAGCAATTATATTACTAGTCATCTTATTGTTTGGTGTGATGTTGCAAGCGGAACAGTTAAAAGGTGATGTGAAAGTTAAAGAGCGAGAGATAGAGATATTAAGAAGTAGATTGAGACACTTTGAAGATTAAACATATTTGTACGGAGGGTATTCATGACTAAAAAGAAATACGGATTAAAATTATCAACAGTTCGAAAGTTAGAAGATGAGTTGTGTGATTATCCTAATTATCATAAACAACTTGAAGATTTAAGAAGTGAAATAATGACACCGTGGATTCCAACAGATACAAATATAGGCGGGGAGTTTGTACCGTCTAATACATCGAAAACAGAAATGGCAGTAACTAATTATCTTTGTAGTATACGAAGAGGTAAAATCCTTGAGTTTAAGAGCGCTATTGAACGTATAATCAACACATCAAGCAGGAAAGAACGCGAATTCATTCAAGAGTATTATTTTAATAAAAAGGAATTAGTGAAAGTTTGTGTTGACATACACATTTCTGATAGAACTGCTCATAGAATCAAAAGAAAAATCATATCTAGATTGGCGGAAGAGTTAGGGGAAGACTGAAATTGGCAGTAAAGTGGCAGTTTTTGATACCTTAAATGAGATATTATGATAGTGTAGGATATTGACTATCGTACTGCGTTTCCCTTATCGCAATTAGGAATAAAGGATCTATGTGGGTTGGCTGATTATAGCCAATCCCTTTTTTAATTTTAAAAAGCGTATAGCGCGAGAGTTGGTGATAAATGAAATGGACAAATTAACTAAAAAGCAACGTTTGTTTGCAGAAGTATATACAATACCCGGTACTGAATGTTATGGCAACGCTACTAAGTCAGCTGTGCATGCTGGATATAGCGAAAAGACGGCGTACTCACAAGGACAGCGTATGTTGAAGAATGTTGAAATACAAAGTTATATCAAGGAGGTTGAAACAAAACTCTTTGATGAGAATATCATGTCAGGTAAAGAAGTGTTGTATAGACTAACTAGAACAGCTAGAGGAGAACACTCAGAAGTTGAAGCAGTCGTAACAAAAACTGGAGACTATAAAGAGAATCCCGACACTGGCAAAATGCAATTGGTATACGATGAACACATACAACTTGTTTCTAAGTCACCTAAAATAAGTGACCAAAACAAAGCTTTAGAGATGTTAGGTAGACACCATAAATTATTTACAGACAAACAAGAAGTTGACTACAAAATACCAATGTTTGTCGATAATATTCCGGAAGATGATTAGTCATGTATGAAATACTTGATCTAAAAAATAAAATCGGTGGTGGCTACAATAAGTTTTGGCACAATAAAAGTTTTTACCGTGTCGTTAAAGGTTCAAGGGGTAGCAAGAAAAGTAAAACTACCGCTATTAATTTTGTTTATCGATTAATGAAATATGATTGGGCAAATATACTTGTAGTCAGACGATTTAGCAACACTAACAAACAATCAACGTATACAGATTTAAAGTGGGCAACCAACCAATTGGGTGTTGCTCACTTATTTAAATTCAACGAAAGTTTGCCGGAAATAACGTATAAACCTACTGGACAAAAAATACTGTTTAGAGGTTTAGACGACCCATTGAAAATAACATCGATTACTGTTGATACTGGCATTTTGTGTTGGGCTTGGTTTGAAGAGGCTTATCAAATAGAAACATTCGCTAAGTTTAGTACTGTTGTTGAGTCAATACGTGGTAGCTACGATAGTCCGGAATTTTTCAAGCAAATCACAGTTACTTTTAACCCGTGGTCGGAAAGACATTGGTTGAAGCCTACATTTTTTGATGAAGAAACAAAATTAAACAACACTTTTTCAGATACAACAACTTATAGAGTTAATGAATGGCTAGACAAAGTCGATATTGAACGATATGAAGATTTGTATATAAAGAATCCTAGACGTGCAAGAATCGTTTGTGATGGAGATTGGGGCGTTGCAGAGGGGCTTGTATTCAATAATTTTAAAGTGGAAGACTTTGATTGGTTTGCGGAGTTTAAAAGAACGCAAGAAATAACTCACGGAATGGATTTTGGGTTTAGTCAAGACCCTACAACAGTTGTTAGTACGGTTGTAGATTTAAAAAACAAAAAATTATTCATCTATGATGAATACTATAAAAAAGCGATGTTAACTGACGATATAAAACAAATGCTTATTAAAAAAGGATTAGATGATGTAGATATTGCAGCCGATTATGGGGCTGGTGGAGATAGAGTAATCAGTGAATTGAAATCTAAGGGGATTAAAGGTATAAGAAAAGCGTTGAAAGGCGCTAATACTATTTTACCAGGCATTCAATTCATTCAAGGCTTTGAAGTTATTATACATCCATCATGTGAACATGCTATTGAAGAGTTCAACACTTATACATTTGACCAAGATAATGACGGTAAGTGGTTGAACAAGCCTATAGATGCTAATAACCATATTATCGATGCATTACGTTATAGTCTTGAGAAATATCATATCGTACGTAAAAAACGCAAAAAGAATATAGAAAGCAAAACAAAAGCTATTAAATATCTAGGATTATAGGAGGGAACAAATGTTAAAAGTAAACGAATTTGAAACAGATACAGATCTACGGGGAAACATAAATTACTTATTTAATGATGAAGCCAATGTTGTTTACACATATGACGGGACGGAATCCGATTTATTACAAAACGTTAATGAAGTAAGTAAATACATTGAACATCACATGGATTACCAACGACCTAGATTAAAAGTGTTGAGTGATTACTACGAAGGTAAAACTAAGAATCTGGTTGAGTTAACACGACGCAAAGAAGAGTACATGGCAGATAACCGTGTAGCGCATGATTACGCATCTTATATTAGTGATTTTATTAACGGTTATTTCTTAGGTAATCCAATTCAATATCAAGATGATGACAAAGATGTATTAGAAGCTATTGAGGCGTTCAATGATTTGAATGATGTTGAGTCGCACAATAGATCTTTAGGATTAGATTTGTCAATTTATGGTAAAGCTTATGAATTAATGATTAGAAACCAAGATGATGAAACGCGTTTATACAAGAGTGATGCAATGAGTACTTTTGTCATATACGACAATACAATTGAACGTAATAGTATCGTAGGCGTTAGATATTTAAGAACTAAACCAATAGACAAGACTGACGAAGATGAAGTGTTTACAGTTGATTTATTTACTTCTCACGGTGTTTATAGATATCTTACCAGTAGAACAAATGGATTGAAGCTCACACCACGTGAAAACGTTTTTGAATCACACTCTTTCGAACGTATGCCTATTACAGAATTTAGCAATAACGAAAGAAGAAAAGGGGATTACGAGAAAGTAATCACTTTAATTGATTTGTATGATAATGCTGAATCAGATACTGCTAACTATATGAGTGATTTAAATGACGCTATGTTACTTATTAAAGGTAATTTAAATTTAGATCCTGTAGAAGTTAGAAAACAAAAGGAAGCTAACGTGTTGTTTTTAGAACCGACTGTTTATGCTGATAGCGAAGGTAGAGAAACAGAAGGTTCAGTTGACGGTGGTTATATTTATAAGCAATACGATGTACAAGGTACCGAAGCTTATAAAGACCGTTTGAACAGTGATATACACATGTTTACCAACACGCCTAACATGAAAGATGATAACTTTAGTGGCACTCAATCGGGCGAGGCAATGAAATACAAATTATTTGGATTGGAACAACGTACTAAAACTAAAGAAGGATTGTTTACTAAAGGGTTAAGACGTCGTGCTAAGTTGTTAGAGACAATACTTAAAAATACACGGTCGATTGACGCTAACAAAGATTTCAATACTGTTAGATACGTATACAACAGAAACTTACCTAAATCATTGATTGAAGAATTAAAAGCTTATATTGATTCTGGCGGGAAGATTAGCCAAACAACTTTAATGTCTCTATTCTCGTTCTTCCAAGACCCTGAATTAGAAGTCAAGAAAATAGAAGAAGATGAGAAAGAATCTATTAAAAAAGCTCAAAAAGGCATTTATAAAGACCCTAGAGACATCAATGATGACGAACAAGATGATGATACAAAAGATACTGTTGATAAAAAGGAATGATTGTAATTGCCTAACAAAAACACTCAAGAATATTGGGAAGAACGCGGACGCAAAGCAATCGAGAATGAGTTGAAGCGTGATAAAACTAAAGCTGAAGAAATAGAACGTATATTGAATATGATGATTAAGCGCATTGAAAAAGAGATCAATGCGTTTATTGTTAAGTACGGAGATTTTGCAGGCGTTACATTACAAGAAGCACAAAAGATTATTGATGAGTTCGATGTAAAAGCGTTTCAAGAAGAAGCAAAAAGATTGGTCGAAAACAAGGACTTTAGCGATAGAGCAAATGAAGAATTAAAGAAGTATAACACTAAGATGTATGTATCTAGAGAACAGATGTTAAAGATTCAAATAGAATTCTTAATTGCTTATGCAACAGCTCAAACAGAATTATCGATGAGGGAATATTTCGAATCAACAGCTTATCGTGTGTTCAGTGATCAAGCGGGTATTTTAGGTGAAGGTGTACAAGTAGCTAAAGAAGTTATAGATACAATCGTTGATACACAATTTCATGGTGTCGTTTGGTCAGAGCGATTATGGACTAATACCGAAGCAATGAAACAAGAAGTAGAAGAAATAATTGCTAATGTAGTTATTAGAGGTCGACATCCTAATGAATATGTTAAAGATATGCGCAAGCACTTAAATAAATTCGAAGGCACAGCACGACAAAAGACCGCAGCAATTAAATCATTGCTTTATACGGAATCGGCACGTGTTCACGCACAATCAAGCATTGACAGCATGAAAGAAATTTCACCGGAAGGATATTATATGTATATTGCAAAAATCGATAATAGAACAACTAAAGTATGCAAAGGGCTTAATGGAGAAATATTCAAAGTTAAAGACGCTAAAATTGGTGTTAATTTCTATCCTATGCATATCAATTGTCGTTCAGATTGCGCTTTACTACCTAAATCTATGTGGCCGAAAAAACCAAGCAAGAAACGAAAAACAAAATACTTCGGAGGGAAAGTGAAAAGCGGTGATTGATTTAAAAGTAAAGTTTTTTAAAGGCAAGTTAGTTTTGTATGACAGTAAATTAAATGTTTGGAGGATACTAATATGAGTAATACTGACAAATACCTTAGAGACATAGCAAGAGAATTAAAAGGTATACGTAAAGAGTTACAAAAGCGAAACGAAACAGTTATTATTGATGCAAACTTAGATAGTGTAAGGTCGGCAGTATTAGCCGATAAAGAAAAATCGAAATATAATGAACCTCTCTTTTAATAGCTAGCACTTAATTGTGTTGGCTATTTTTTATGTCCAAACCATGCTTATGACAATAAAAGATGCAAGTGTAACAGCCCGAACCATGTATGGCTTAAAACTAATCAAGAGTAAATAAATGAGGTGTAAAAACTATGGATATCCAAGAGAAATTAAAACTCAAATTACAGTTTTTTGCTGAAGAATCAGATGGAGATAATGGAAAATCAAAAGATAACAACGATGATGAAGGCAAAGACAAACAAGACAAAAAGACTAATTCAGAAGAAGAAATTGAAAAAAGACTACAAGAAGAATATAACAAGCGTCTTAAAGAAGAATTAAGTCGTCGTATGAAGCAGAAAGAAAAAGAGAAACAAGAAGCTGTTGATGAAGCTAAACGATTAGCAAAAATGAACAAAGATCAAATCGCTGAATATGAACGCGAACAAATGGAAAAAGAGCTGGAGCAATTACGCTCAGAAAAACAATTAAATGAAATGCGTTCAGAAGCAAGGAAAATGTTAAGTGAAGCGGAAGTTGATTCATCAGATGAGGTTGTTAATTTAGTTGTAACAGATACTGCTGAACAAACTAAATTGAATGTTGAAGCTTTTTCTAATGCAGTAAAAAAAGCGGTTAATGAAGCGGTTAAGATTAACGCTAGACAATCGCCATTGACTGGTGGAGATTCATTTAATCACTCGACTAAAAATAAACCGCAAAACTTAGCTGAAATAGCTAGACAAAAAAGAATTATTAAAAATTAACGGAGGCATTTAAATGGAACAAACACAAAAATTAAAATTAAATTTGCAACATTTTGCAAGTAACAATGTTAAACCACAAGTATTTAACCCTGATAATGTAATGATGCACGAAAAGAAAGATGGCACGTTGATGAATGAATTCACAACGCCCATCTTACAAGAGGTTATGGAAAACTCTAAAATTATGCAATTAGGTAAGTACGAACCAATGGAAGGTACTGAGAAGAAGTTTACTTTTTGGGCTGATAAACCAGGTGCTTACTGGGTAGGTGAAGGTCAAAAAATCGAAACATCTAAAGCTACATGGGTTAATGCTACTATGAGAGCGTTTAAATTAGGGGTTATCTTACCTGTAACAAAAGAGTTTTTGAATTACACTTATTCACAATTCTTTGAAGAAATGAAGCCTATGATTGTTGAAGCATTCTATAAAAAGTTTGATGAAGCGGGTATTTTGAATCAAGGTAACAATCCATTCGGTAAATCAATTGCACAATCAATTGAAAAAACTAATAAGGTTATTAAAGGTGACTTCACACAAGATAACATTATTGATTTAGAGGCATTACTTGAAGATGACGAATTAGAAGCAAATGCGTTTATCTCAAAAACACAAAACAGAAGCTTGTTACGTAAAATTGTAGATCCTGAAACGAAAGAACGTATTTATGACCGTAACAGTGATACGTTAGATGGTCTACCTGTGGTTAACCTTAAATCAAGCAACTTAAAACGTGGTGAGTTAATCACTGGTGATTTCGATAAGTTGATTTACGGTATCCCTCAATTAATTGAATACAAAATCGATGAAACTGCACAATTATCTACAGTCAAAAATGAAGATGGAACACCTGTAAACTTGTTTGAACAAGACATGGTGGCATTACGTGCAACTATGCATGTAGCATTGCATATCGCTGATGATAAAGCGTTTGCTAAGTTAGTTCCTGCTGATGCAAAACCATCTTCAAATCCAGGAGAAGTTTAATAAATAATTAGGAGTGGTAACATGCCCGAAATCATTGGAATTGTTAAAGTAGATTTTACAGATTTAGAAGATAACAGACATGTCTATATGAAAGGGCATGTCTACCCTCGAAAAGGTTATGATCCTACAGATGAACGTATCAAAGCTTTAGCTAGTGTTGAAAATAAACGCAACGAACAAATGATTTACATTGTAAATGACAAATTAACCAAAAAAGAACTTGTCGAAATAGCAAGTGTTGCTGGCTTACAAGTTGATGAAAAACAAACAAAAGCTGAAATTATCAACACTTTTGAGTCACTAGAGTAGGTGGTTATATGACTACGCTAACTGATGTAAAAAAACGTATTGGTCTTAAAGATGAAAAGCAAGATGAACAATTAGAGGAAATTATAAAAAGTTGTGAAAGCCAGTTGTTATCAATGTTACCTATTGAAGTTGAACAAATACCGGAAAGGTTTAGTTACATGATTAAAGAAGTTGCAGTTAAACGCTACAACAGGATTGGTGCTGAAGGTATGACATCAGAAGCGGTTGACGGACGTAGCAATGCGTATGAATTGAACGATTTCAAGGAGTATGAAGCTATTATTGATAATTACTTTAATGCTAGAACGAGAACTAAAAAAGGAAGGGCTGTGTTCTTTTGAGATATGAAGATAGAGTTGTTTTTCAATTAGAACAAGTAGCAACTTACAATCCTAAAACTAGCAAAAAAGAAAACGCACTAATCACTTATGATGCGATACCATGCAATATTAACCCCATTTCTAGAGCAAGAAAGCAACTTGAATTTGGTGATGTAAAAAACGATGTAAGTGTTCTGAGGATAAAAGAATCAATATCTCACCCTGTTAGCCACGTGTTGGTTAATGGCATTCGCTACAAGATAGTTGATACAAGGATATACAGACACGAAACGTCATATTATATCGAAGAGGTCAATTGATGAATATAGATGGATTAGACGCACTGTTAAACCAATTTCACGATATGAAAACCAACATTGATGATGATGTAGATGATATTTTACAGGAAAACGCCAAAGAATATGTAGTACGAGCTAAATTGAAAGCTAGAGAAGTAATGAATAAGGGTTATTGGACTGGTAATTTATCACGCAATATCAGATATAAAAAAACTGGCGATTTGCAATACACTATCACATCGCATGCAGCTTATAGTGGTTTCTTAGAGTTTGGTACTCGATACATGGAGGCAGAACCTTTTATGTGGCCAGTATATGAGGTAATAAGAAAATCAACTGTAGAAGAATTGAAAGCGTTGTTTGAATAGGAGATAAAAGCATGACACCGAACTTACAACTTTATAATAAAGCGTATGAAACGCTACAAGGATATGGATTCCCTGTTATTTCTCGTAAAGAGATGCAACAAGAGATTCCGTATCCTTTTTTTGTAATAAAAATGCCGGAGTCAAACAGAAGTAAATACACGTTTGATAGTTATTCTGGTGACACGAATTTAGTTATTGATATTTGGAGTGTAAGTGATGATTTAGGACATCATGACGGACTTGTTAAAAGATGTATTGATGATTTAACACCTAGCGTTAAAACAAACGATTATGACTTTGAAGAAGATGATACTAACATCACACAGTTAGTTGATGATACTACCAATCAAGAATTGCTACACACATCAGTAACGATATCTTACAAAACATTTTAAAAAACGGAGGAATATTGAATGGCAAATATGAAAAATAGTAATGATCGTATTATTTTATTTAGAAAAGCTGGCGAAAAAGTAGATGCTACTAAAATGCTTTTTTTAACTGAATACGGCTTATCACATGAAGCTGATACAGATACAGAGGATACGATGGATGGGTCTTATAACACTGGTGGTTCAGTTGAATCAACAATGTCTGGTACTGCTAAAATGTTTTATGGTGACGATTTTGCAGATGAAATTGAAGATGCAGTTGTAGATCGCGTATTGTATGAGGCTTGGGAAGTTGAAAGTAGAATACCAGGCAAAAATGGAGATGCTACTAAATTTAAAGCGAAATATTTCCAAGGTTTCCACAATAAATTTGAATTAAAAGCAGAAGCTAACGGTATTGATGAATATGAATATGAATATGGAGTGAATGGTCGTTTCCAACGTGGATTTGCAACACTACCTGAGGCTGTAACAAAGAAACTTAAGGCGACTGGATACAGATTCCATGACACTACAAAAGCAGATGCGTTAACTAGCGAAGAATTAACCGCAATTCCACAACCTAAAGTAGATTCATCATCGGTTACACCAGGAGAGGTATAAAAATAGGGCTTAACGCCCTTTTTATTTTTGTTTAAATTAATCATGAATGGAGATTTTAAATTATGAATGTAGAAATTAATGGAAAGTCATTAGAGTTAAGTTTTGGTTTTAAATTTTTAAGAGAAATCGATAACCGATTAGGTTTAAAAGTTGAACAAGCTTCTATCGGTCAAGGTGTATCAATGTTGCCTGTAGGTTTAGAAAGTGGAAATCCTGTTGTGATTGGCGAAGTTTTAATTGCAGCTACATCTCACTTAAAAAAACAAGCAATTACTATTAATAACATTGATGAAGCGCTAGATGAAATCGCAGAAAATATCGGACTAGAAGAATTCGGTTCAGATATTTTAACGGAGTTGGGAAAGCGACCTATGACCCGAAACCTAGTAGAAGTAGTGGAAGCGGAAGAGAAACCAGCGGAAGCGTAATAACTTACGACAGAATCGTTATCACTTGTATGTCAACACTTGGTATTACAGATTTAAATGTTATTGAGCAAATGACATTAACAGAATATAACTATCGAATGTATGCGAAAGAGTATGAAATGCTAACCCAAGAATTCGAACGTTACAAACTTGCGTTTGCTATTCGTGATGCTGCAGCTACTAAAAATGTTGGGACAGAAAATAAACCTAAAGAGGAATATGTTTTTAACAACGCAAACGACGTATTGCCTTATGAAGAAAATATCCAACGGCTTAACGAAGGTAAAGATATAAGATTTAGTAGCGAACGTGATGAATACGAACCACAAAATAATGAATTCTTTAAAGTTATAGCAGAATTTAACAAGCAATAGAAAGAGAGGTGTTAATGTGACGGAATATAAAATTAAAGCGACTATTGAAGCTAGTGTAGCCAAATTCAAAAGGCAAATCGATAGTGCGGTTAAGTCTGTGCAAAGATTTAAACGAGTAGCAGATCAAACTAAAGATGTCGAATTAAATGCTGATGATAAAAAATTACAAAAAACTATCAAAGTTGCTAAAAAGTCTTTAGATGCCTTTAGTAACAAAAAAGTAAAAGCTAAATTAGATGCTAGTATACAAGACTTGCAACAAAAGGTACTAGAATCGAATTTTGAACTAGACAAACTAAACTCTAAAGAAGTTACTCCAGAGATTAAATTACAAAAACAAAAATTGACTAAAGATATCGCTGAAGCAGAAGCTAAGTTATCCGAACTGGAAAAGAAACGTGTCAATATTGACGTCAATGCAGATAACAGTAAATTCAATCGAGTGTTAAAAGTATCTAAAGCTAGTCTTGAAGCATTAAATAGGTCTAAAGCCAAAGCTATTATAGACGTGGACAATGGTGTTGCTAACTCTAAAATAAAACGCACTAAAGAAGAACTTAAAAGTATTCCAAACAAAACTAGATCTCGACTAGATGTAGATACAGGACTTTCTATACCAACTATTTATGCGTTTAAAAAATCATTAGACGCATTGCCAAACAAAAAAACAACGAAGGTAGATGTCGATACTAACAGTTTAAAGAAAGCTTATGCCTACATAATAAAAGTAAACGACAATTTCCAAAGACAAATGGGGAATTTAGCTAATATGTTTCGCGTGTTCGGCACTGTAGGTTCTAATATGGTTGGTGGATTACTTACATCATCTTTTAGTATCTTAATACCTGTAATAGCGAGTATAGTACCTGTAGTATTTGCGCTATTAAACGCTATCAAAGTGTTAACTGGCGGTGTACTTGCTTTAGGTGGTGCTGTAGCAATAGCTGGTGCTGGCTTTGTAGCATTTGGCGCAATGGCTATCAGCGCTATAAAAATGCTTAGTGACGGCACTTTACAAGCTAGCTCAGCAACAAACGAATACAAAAAAGCTTTAGATGGCGTAAAGTCAGCATGGACTGATATTATAAAGCAAAATCAATCCGCTATCTTCACAACTCTTGCAAATGGTTTAAATACTGTTAAAACAGCAATGCAGAGCTTACAACCATTTTTTAGTGGTATTTCAAGAGGAATGGAAGAAGCGTCTCAAAGCGTGCTTAAATGGGCTGAAAATAGCAGTGTAGCTTCAAGATTCTTTAATATGATGAATAAAACGGGTGTTTCGGTATTTAACAAGCTATTAAGTGCTGCAGGCGGTTTTGGTGACGGATTAGTCAATGTATTCACGCAATTAGCACCACTGTTTCAATGGTCGGCTGATTGGTTAGACAGATTAGGTCAATCGTTCTCTAATTGGGCTAATAGTGCAGCTGGAGAAAATTCGATAACTCGTTTTATTGAATACACAAAAACAAATTTACCTATCATTGGCAATATTTTTAAAAATGTTTTTGCTGGAATTAACAATTTGATGAATGCATTTAGTGGGTCATCAACTGGAATCTTCCAGTCTCTCGAACAGATGACGGCTAAGTTTAGAGAATGGTCTGAACAAGTAGGACAATCTCAAGGGTTTAAAGACTTTGTCAGTTATATACAAACAAATGGACCACTAATAATGCAATTGATTGGAAACATCGCAAGAGGGTTAGTTGCATTCGCAACAGCGATGGCTCCTATAGCTAGTGCAGTATTACGCGTTGCAGTAGCAATAACTGGTTGGATAGCTAACTTGTTTGAGGCGCATCCGGCTACAGCACAATTAGTTGGTGTCATTATAACTTTAGTTGGTGCATTTAGATTTTTAATACCAATTATTTTAGCGGTATCAAACTTTATGGGCGGCGGATTAATAGGTAGAATCATTGCATTAGTAAGTAAGTTCGGTTTATTAAGAGCGGGATTAACAATTTTAAAAGGTGCGTTCATGTTATTGAAAGGACCATTAAAAATTATATCAGTTATATTCCAATTGTTATTCGGTAAGATTGGATTAATTAGAAATGCTATCACAGGACTTGTAACTGTGTTTGGTATTTTAGGTGGTCCAATAACGATAGTTATTGGTGTAATCGCTGCATTAATAGCTATATTTGTTTTATTGTGGAATAAAAATGAAGGATTCAGAAACTTTATTATAAATGCTTGGAATGCGATAAAAACATTTATGGTTACAGTTTGGAATGTGTTGAAAACTGTAGCTTCGGTTGTATGGAATGCTATTTTAAAAGCTATCACTACAGCAGTAACTAATGTATACAATTTTATAATGATTGTTTGGAATCAAATAGTCGCTTATTTACAAGGGTTATGGAATGGAATTATCGCTATTGCAACAACGGTATGGAACCTTTTAGTTACAATCATCACAACTGTTTTCACGACGATAATGACAATAGTTATGACGATATGGACAGCTATTTGGACATTCTTAAGTACAATCTGGAACACGATAATTACAATCGCTACTACGATTTGGAATTTGTTAGTCACTGTAATAACTACTGTGTTTACAACAATCATGACTATCGCAATGACAATTTGGAATGCTATTTGGACGTTCTTACAAACGTTGTGGAACACTATAGTTACTGTGGCAACTAAGGTTTGGAACGCTATCACTACAGCTATATCAACTGCGTTACAAGCGGCATGGAGTTTTATTTCTAATATATGGAATACGATTTGGAGTTTCTTATCTAGTATATTAACGACAATTTGGAATAAAGTTGTAAGCATATTCACACAAGTTGTATCAACTATATCAGACAAAATGTCTCAAGCTTGGAACTTCATTGTCACTAAAGGTATGCAATGGGTATCTACTATAACAAGTACGCTAATTAACTTTGTTAATAGAGTTGTTCAAGGATTCGTTAATGTTGTAAACAAAGTTAGTCAAGGTATGACAAATGCAGTAAATAAAGTTAAAAGCTTTGTGGATGACTTTGTATCAGCAGGTGCTGATATGATCCGTGGTTTGATGAGAGGTATTGGTAATATGGCTAGAGACTTAGCTGAAAAAGCAGCTAGTGTAGCAAAAGGTGCTTTAAATGCAGCCAAAAGAGCGCTAGGTATTCACTCACCTTCACGTGAATTCATGGATGTTGGTATGTATTCAATGCTAGGTTTCGTTAAAGGTATAGATAATCATTCAAGTAAAGTTATCCGTAATGTTTCTAATGTTGCAGATAAAGTAGTTGATGCATTTCAACCTACATTAAACGCACCTGACATTTCTAGTATTACAGGAAACTTAAGTAATTTAGGTGGAAATATAAATGCGCAAGTACAACACACACATTCTATTGAAACATCACCGAACATGAAAACTGTTAAAGTTGAATTCGATGTTAATAACGATGCGCTTACTAGTATTGTTAACGGCAGAAATGCTAAACGCAATTCTGAGTATTACTTATAAAGGAGGTTACAAATGGACATAGAATTAACAAAAAAAGATGGTACTGTAATCAAATTAAGTGAATACGGGTTTATCGTTAACGATATAGTAATTGATAGCATGCAAATCAACACAAAGTATCAAGACAAAGAAAATATGAACGGTCGTATATTAATGGGGAGTAATTATATCAGTAGAGATATAGTTGTTCCTTGTTTTTGTAAAGTTAAAAATCGTTCAGACATTGCTTATATGCGAGATATGTTGTATTCGTTAACGACAGACATAGAACCTATGTATTTACGAGAAATAAGAAGAAAAGAAGAGTTGAATTACAGGTTTACTCAACCAACTTCTGATGATTACGTGAAATTAGATAAAAACAACTTCCCGGATTATGAATATTCAAGACACGATCAACAAATTTATGTAAATGGTAAACAGTATAAAGTTATTTTTAACGGAGTTATAAACCCTAAACAAAAAGGTAATAAAGTTTCTTTTGAACTAAAATTCGAAACTACAGAATTACCATACGGTGAAAGTATTGGAACAAGCCTAGAGTTAGAAGAAAACAAAAAGGTTGGATTGTGGTCGTTTGATTTTAATATTGATTGGCATGCAGGCGGAGACAAAAGAAAGTATACATTTGAAAATTTGAGCAAAGGTACAGTTTACTATCATGGTAGTGCTCCTAACGACCAATTCAACATGTATAAAAAGATAACAATTATTTTAGGCGAAGATACAGAATCGTTTGTATGGAATTTAACGCATGCTGAAATAATGAAAATCGAAGGGATCAAACTAAAAGCTGGAGACAGAATTGTTTATGATAGCTTCAGAGTTTATAAAAACGGTGTTGAAATAAGTACCGAAACGAATATAGCCCAACCAAAATTTAAATACGGAGCTAATAAATTTGAGTTTAATCAAACGGTACAAAAAGTTCAGTTTGATTTGAAATTTTATTATAAGTAGGTGTCAGAATGACAATAACTATTAAACCACCTAAAGGTAATGGCGCACCTGTACCAGTAGAAACAACTTTAGTAAAAAAAGTTAATGCTGACGGTGTATTAACTTTTGATATTCTAGAAAATAAATATACTTATGAAGTTATTAACGCTATAGGGAAAAGATGGATTGTTAGTCATGTCGAAGGTGAAAACGACAAGAAAGAATATGTAATAACTGTCATTGATAGGAAATCAGAAGGCGACAGACAACTGGTTGAATGTACTGCTAGAGAGATTCCTATAGACAAGTTAATGATTGATAGGATTTATGTTAATGTAACAGGATCTTTTACAGTAGAAAGATATTTTAACATTGTGTTTCAAGGTACTGGAATGCTTTTTGAAGTCGAAGGTAAGGTTAAGTCTTCGAAGTTTGAAAATGGTGGTGAAGGCGACACAAGGTTAGAAATGTTTAAAAAGGGATTAGAACATTTCGGTTTAGAATATAAAATAACGTATGACAAAAAGAAAGACAGATATAAGTTTGTATTGACGCCTTTTGCAAATCAAAAAGCGTCTTATTTTATTTCTGACGAAGTCAACGCCAACGCTATAAAACTCGAGGAAGATGCAAGTGATTTCGCCACCTTCATTAGAGGATATGGTAATTATTCAGGAGAAGAAACATTCGAACACGCTGGGCTCGTAATGGAAGCTAGAAGTGCATTAGCTGAAATATACGGCGACATCCACGCAGAACCATTTAAAGATGGTAAAGTGACTGACCAAGAAACTATGGATAAAGAATTACAATCGAGATTGAAAAAGTCGTTAAAACAATCTTTGTCTTTGGACTTTTTGGTGTTAAGAGAATCATATCCAGAAGCAGACCCACAACCCGGAGACATAGTACAAATAAAATCTACCAAACTAGGTTTGAATGATTTAGTCCGTATAGTACAAGTTAAAACGATTAGGGGTATAAACAATGTAATTGTTAAGCAAGATGTAACGCTTGGTGAGTTTAATCGAGAACAACGATATATGAAAAAAGTTAATACTGCAGCTAACTATGTTTCTGGATTAAATGATGTTAACCTTTCTAATCCTAGTAAAGCGGCAGAAAACTTGAAGTCTAAAGTAGCGTCAATAGCTAAATCAACACTCGATTTGATGAGTAGAACTGATTTGATTGAAGATAAACAACAGAAGGTAAGCTCTAAAACTGTGACTACATCTGACGGCACTATCGTTCATGATTTTATAGATAAATCAAACATTAAAGATGTAAAAACAATTGGAACGATTGGCGATTCTGTAGCTAGAGGATCACATGCGAAAACTAATTTCACAGAAATGTTAGGCAAGAAGTTAAAAGCTAAAACGACCAACCTTGCAAGAGGTGGCGCAACAATGGCAACAGTTCCAATAGGTAAAGAAGCGGTAGAAAACAGCATTTATAGACAAGCAGAGCAAATAAGAGGAGACCTAATCATATTACAAGGTACAGATGATGACTGGTTACATGGTTATTGGGCAGGTGTACCGATAGGCACTGATAAAACGGATACAAAAACGTTTTACGGCGCCTTTTGTTCTGCAATTGAAGTTATCAGGAAAAATAATCCAGCTTCAAAAATACTTGTAATGACAGCTACTAGGCAATGCCCTATGAGTGGTACAACGATACGCCGTAAAGATACGGACAAAAACAAACTAGGGTTAACTTTAGAGGATTATGTCAATGCTCAGATATTGGCTTGTAGTGAATTGGATGTACCAGTATATGATGCTTATCACACAGATTATTTCAAACCATATAATCCAGCATTTAGAAAATCTAGCATGCCTGATGGATTACATCCTAATGAAAGAGGTCATGAAGTTATTATGTATGAGCTTATTAAAAATTATTATCAGTTTTATGGATAGTAAAGGAGGAAAACATGAGTAATAAACTAATTACAGATTTAAGTAGAGTCTTTGACTACAGATATGTAGATGAAAATGAGTATAACTTTAAACTTATTTCAGACATGCTGACGGATTTTAATTTCTCTCTTGAATACCATAGAAATAAAGAGGTATTTGCACATAATGGAGAGCAAATAAAGTATGAGCATTTAAATGTCACAAGTAGCGTCTCTGATTTTTTAACGTATCTAAACGGCCGTTTCAGCAATATGGTACTAGGTCATAACGGCGACGGTATCAACGAAGTAAAAGACGCGCGTGTTGATAATACTGGTTATGATCATAAGACATTGCAAGATCGTTTGTATCATGATTATTCAACACTAGATACTTTCACTAAAAAGGTTGAGAAAGCTGTAGATGAACACTATAAAGAATATCAAGCGACAGAATACCGATTTGAACCAAAAGAGCAAGAACCGGAATTCATCACAGATTTATCGCCATATACTAACGCAGTAATGCAATCATTTTGGATAGACCCTAGAACGAAAATTATTTATATGACACAAGCGCGTCCGGGCAATCATTACATGTTATCTAGATTGAAGCCTAATGGACAATTTATTGATAGATTGCTTGTTAAAAACGGCGGTCACGGTACACACAATGCGTATAGATACATTGATGGAGAATTATGGATTTATTCAGCTGTATTGGACAGTAACAAAAACAACAAGTTTGTACGTTTCCAATATAGAACTGGAGAAATAACTTATGGTAATGAAATGCAAGACGTCATGCCGAATATATTTAACGAGATATACGTCAGCGATTTATAATCCTATAGAAAATTTAATGATTTTCAGACGTGAATATAAAGCTTCTGAAAGACAAGCTAAGAATTCATTGAATTTCATTGAAGTAAGAAGTGCTGACGATATTGATAAAGGTATAGACAAAGTATTGTATCAAATGGATATACCTATGGAATACACTTCAGATACACAACCTATGCAAGGTATCACTTATGATGCAGGTATCTTATATTGGTATACAGGTGATTCGAATACAGCCAACCCTAATTACTTACAAGGCTTCGATGTCAAAACAAAAGAGTTATTATTTAAACGTCGTATCGATATAGGCGGTGTGAATAACAACTTTAAAGGAGATTTCCAAGAGGCTGAGGGTCTAGATATGTATTATGATCTAGAAACAGGACGTAAAGCACTTTTAATTGGGGTAACTATTGGACCAGGTAACAACAGACATCACTCAATTTATTCTATCGGTCAAAGAGGTGTAAACCAATTCTTAAAAAACATTGCACCTCAAGTATCAATGACTGATTCAGGCGGACGTGTTAAACCGTTACCATACAGAACCCAGATATCTAAGTGATATTACGGAAGTTGGTCATTACTATATCTATACGCAAGACACACAAAATGCGTTAGATTTCCCGTTACCGAAAGCGTTTAGAGATGCAGGTTGGTTCTTTGATGTACTGCCTGGACACTATAATGGTGCTCTAAGACAAGTACTTACCAGAAACAGCACAGGTAGAAATATGCTTAAATTCGAACGTGTCATTGACATTTTCAATAAGAAAAACAACGGAGCATGGAATTTCTGTCCGCAAAACGCCGGTTATTGGGAACATATCCCTAAGAGTATTACAAAATTATCAGATTTAAAAATCGTTGGTTTAGATTTCTATATCACTACTGAAGAATCAAAACGATTTACTGATTTTCCTAAAGACTTTAAAGGTATTGCAGGTTGGATATTAGAAGTAAAATCGAATACACCAGGTAACACAACACAAGTGCTAAGACGTAATAACTTTGCTTCTGCTCACCAGTTTTTCGTTAGAAACTTTGGTACTGGTGGTAATAGTGGTTGGAGCATAATAGAAGGAAAGGTGGTTGAATAATGGTAGTAGATAATTTTTCGAAAGATGATAACTTAATCGAGTTACAAACAACATCACAATATAATCCGGTTATTGACACAAACATCAGTTTCTATGAATCAGATAGAGGAACTGGTGTTTTAAATTTTGCAGTAACTAAGAATAACAAGCCGTTATCAATCAGTAAACATAATGCGATGACTAGTATTGTGCTTAAGACGGATAACTTTGACGATGAACACGGTGCTTATATTAGTGATGAACTTACAATTGTTGATGCAATTAACGGACGAATGCAATACGTTATCCCAAACGAGTTCTTAAAATACACTGGACGCGTACATGCACAAGCTTATTTTACTCAAAACGGTAGCAATAACGTAATTGTAGAGCGTCAATTTAGCTTCAATATCGAGAATGATTTAATTAGTAATTTTGACGGTAAAACAAAGCTAGTTTATATCAAGTCAATTCAGGACTTAACAGAAAGTGTTAAAGAAGAAGTTGAGGACTTAAAGAAAAGTTTAAGTGATACAAAATCGTTGGTTACTGAAATTGATAGTCGTATTAATCAAGGTATTCAAAGATTAGAAATCAAACAAAATGAAGCGGTACAGATGATTACAACAATACAAGACAAAGCCGTTCAATATATAAATAGCGAGTTCCAGAAAATTGTTGATAAAGAGCAAGCGATTTTTGAACGTGTTAACGAAGTTGAACAACAAATCAATGGCGCTGACCTTGTTAAAGGTAATTCAACAACAAATTGGCAAAAGTCTAAACTTACAGATGATTACGGTAAAGCAATTGAATCGTCTGAGCAGTCCATAGATAGCGTTTTAAGCACAGTTAACACATCTAGGATTATTCATATCACTAGCGCGACAGATGCGCCCTCATTTAAAGATATAGGTACTGTCGATACACCTAAAGAAGATGGCGTTGACGATGGTTCAGATATTCCGGTAGCTCCTAACACTTTAGGAAAATCAGGCGTGTTAGTTGTCTATGTTGTTGATGATAGTACGGCACGTGCAACATGGTATCCAGATGATTCAAACGACGAATATACAAAATATAAAATTAGTGGCACATGGTACCCGTTTTATAAAAAAAATGACGGCGATTTAACTAAGCAATTCGTCGAAGAAACATCAAACAACGCTTTAAATCAAGCCAAGCAGTATGTAGATGATAAATTCAGAACAACGAGTTGGCAACAACATAAGTTAACTGAGCCTAACGGCCAATCAATACAAGTTAACTTGAATAATGCACAAGGCGATTTGGGTTATCTAACTGCAGGTAATTACTATGCAACAAGAGTGCCGGATTTACCAAGTGGCGTTGAAAGTTATGAGGGTTATTTATCTGTATTCGTTAAAGACGATACAAACAAGCTATTTAACTTCACGCCTTATAACTCTAAAAAGATTTACACACGATCAATCACAAACGGCAGACTTGAGCAACAGTGGACAGTTCCTAATGAACATAAGTCAACGGTATTGTTCGACGGTGGAGCAAATGGTGTAGGTACAACAATCAATCTAACCGAACCGTACACAAACTATTCTATTTTGTTGGTAAGTGGAACTTATCCAGGTGGCGTTATTGAGGGATTCGGACTAACCGCATTACCTAACGCGATTCAATTGAGTAAAGCCAATGTAGTTGACTCAGACGGCAACGGTGGCGGTATTTATGAGTGCTTACTATCCAAAACAAGTAGCACTACTTTAAGAATAGATAACGATGTGTACTTTGATTTAGGTAAAACATCAGGTTCTGGAGCGAATGCCAACAAAGTTACTATAACTAAAATTATGGGGTGGAAATAATGGAAATCACAGTAAATGATAAAAATGAAGTTATCGGATACGTTAATACTGGCGGTTTACGTAATAGTTTAGATGTAGACGATAACAATGTGCCTATCAAATTCAAAGAAGAGTTCGAACCTAGAAAGTTCGTTTTCACTAACGGCGAAATTAAATACAATAGCAATTTCGAAAAAGAAGACGTACCGAATGCATCAAACCAACAAAGTGAATCAGATTTGAGTGATGAAGAACTTCGCGGAATGGTTGCAAGTATGCAAATGCAGGTGACGCAAGTAAACATTTTGGCGATGGAATTAAAGCAACAAAACGCTATGCTAACACAACAGTTGACTGAAATAAAAGCTGGTAAAACAAATACAGAGGAGGACGTTTAAATGGAGAAAATTAAGATGATTTATCCAACTTTCAAGGACATTAAAACTTTTTATGTGTGGGGTTGCTATAAAAATGAGCAAATTAAGTGGTACGTAGACATGGGTGTAATCGACAAAGAAGAATATGCATTGATCACTGGTGAAAAATATCCAGAAACAAAAGATGAAAAGTCACAGGTGTAATGCTTGTGGCTTTTTAATTTAACAAAAAGTGGGTGGTGTAATGTTTGGATTTACCAAACGACACGAACAAGATTGGCGTTTAACGCGATTAGAAGAAAATGATAAGACTATGTTTGAAAAATTCGACAGAATAGAAGACAGTCTGAGAACGCAAGAAAAAATTTATGACAAGTTAGATAGAAATTTCGAAGAACTAAGGCGTGACAAAGAAGAAGATGAAAAAAATAAAGAGAAAAATGCTAAAAATATTAGAGACATCAAGATGTGGATTCTAGGATTAATAGGGACGATTCTAAGTACATTTGTTATAGCCTTGTTAAAAACTATTTTTGGCATTTAAAGGAGGTGATCACCATGCTTAAGGGAATTTTAGGATATAGCTTTTGGTCGTGTTTCTGGTTTAGTAAGTGTAAGTAATAGTTAAGAGTCAGTGCTTCGGCACTGGCTTTTTATTTTGGAAAAAAGGAGCAAACAAATGGATGCAAAAGTAATAACAAGATACATCGTATTGATCTTAGCATTAGTAAATCAATTCTTAGCGAACAAAGGTATTAGCCCGATTCCAGTAGACGATGAGACTATATCATCAATAATACTTACTGTTGTTGCTTTATATACTACGTATAAAGACAATCCAACATCTCAAGAAGGGAAATGGGCGAATCAAAAATTAAAGAAATATAAAGCTGAAAGTAAATATAGAAAAGCAACAGGACAAGCACCTATTAAAGAAGTAATGACACCTACGAATATGAACGACACAAATGATTTAGGGTAGGTGGTTGATATATGTTAATGACAAAAAATCAAGCAGAAAAATGGTTTGACAATTCATTAGGGAAACAATTCAACCCAGATGGTTGGTATGGATTTCAGTGTTATGATTACGCCAATATGTTCTTTATGTTAGCGACAGGCGAAAGGCTGCAAGGTTTATATGCTTATAATATCCCGTTTGATAATAAAGCAAAGATTGAAAAATATGGTCAAA